CTACGATACCTCACCCGGACACCCCGTAGAGGTTGCATCAAATGTCCTCTATTTTACATACGGCGGAATTTCGAGCATTGGTTTAGCTACCGGCGACAGCTACGTTTTTGGAGTGACGCTAACATGAGTGAATACCTAACACAGATACTGATTGCGCTCATTGGTGCGGTCCCCCCTACACTTATGGCTGCTGCTGCATGGTTGCGAGCCAAAAGGCTGGAGCTGCCGATCGAGCAGGTGAACAATGCGGTCAATCACCGGCAGGGTGGTCAGAAGCGTCTCGTCGAGCTCGTCGATGAGGTAGCCGAAAGCCTACGTTATCTCTCTGATTCGGTCGGGAGGGTCGAGGAAGACCTGCAGAATCATCGAGCATGGCATCAAAAGCAGGACGAAGATGAGACAAGCCAAGACAGCTGAGGAGCTGCGTCGGATACAGGAGCTCCGCAGATCGAACGCTGCAGGCAGTGTCCCCAGCGGTAAGCACTACTCACGAGCAAAACAGAAACGACTCAGGAGGGTCGAAGATGAGCTACAAGATCAGCGCAGCAGCCGGTAAACTTCGCGACCAGGTAAACCGTAAATACCCAAACCGCAAGAAAGATAGCGATGGGTGGATTGGCGACGCGAGGCATAGAACGACCAAGAGCGACCACAACCCCGATCATAAGACAGGATTCGTGAGAGCTCTTGACATCGACTCAGACCTCGGGGCTGACAGCTGGGACGTGGCCAACGCTCTACGTGCGGCGGCAAAAAAGGATAAGCGAATCTCATACATCATCCACCGCAAGAAAATTGCCTCTCGTAAGCTCGGATGGGCGTGGAGGCCATACAGCGGATCGAACCCGCACATCTCGCACATACATGTAAGTTTCGCACCCGCAGGCGACACGGACAAGACCAAATTCGAGATCGAGTGGCCAGTCCCGGTCGCGCCGGTAGCCAAACCAAAGACCACACCACCAGCACGCAAGATGCCACCTGGGGTCCGGAAAAACGCTCAACGCGAGCTCGACGAGCTAAGGGCCGAGCGTAAGGTCATTGATGCCGAGATAAGGGCTCTAAAGGCTCGCTACGGGCTCGAATAGGCCATTCCACAGGCAGGCGCACCCTTCCTGACGTGACTTGGAGACATAAGGCAGCTTGCCGGGGGCTTGGGACGCGTCTGTTCTACAACCGGCGGACTCCCGATGAGCGGGAGCAGGCAAAAGCTATTTGCTTCAGCTGTCCAGTCAAGGCCGAGTGTTTGGAATACGCTCTCGATCTTGAAGGTCAGGCTGTTTTTAGAGCGGGGGTATGGGGAGGTCTGACTGCCATCGAAAGAGCATACGAGTCGGAGGCACGTAATGACGATACCAGTCCGTGACATGCTTCTCAGGTTTGCGGGGAGCTTCCCAATAACCGACGATGGTCTCTTCAACACCATCGAAATGCTCGAAGAGACTCAGAACTACCCTGCTCCTATCGCTATCAATGCAGCTCGTTTCCCAATGCGGGTCGTCGGGGCTTTGCTTCCTGATACAGATAGCATACCGGCAATGACGGTAGCAATGCTCTGCGGTCAGCACCACATAATGTTCGATCCGAGGATAGACTCGGTTTTTCGAGCATACGGGGAGTGGGATCATGAAAGCAGTCCTCAGACCATTCGTCGATTCATAATGGACATTGCAGTAGGCCGCCACCCCGAAGATGCAGCCGAAGACTACGGGCTTCATCAAGATGAGCTTACCTTCCTTGAGGGTCTCCTTCACTTGGAGCAGGGCTGGCATGATGGCATTATGGATCGCGCTATCTTCGCTTATGAGAACTACCGGGGGCTGGGCCGCTGGGTCGCTCTAAGCCGCGAATTACGCACGTTTCGACCCGACATCCTGCTCTCTTGGATGCGGTCAGCTCGTGCTGTGGTAAAGGACTTGCGCTCTGCGCGTGCGCAACCCGACTGACCTGGCACACTTCAGCAGGTGACTACACACACACGCCCCAACACAGGCGACTGGGGTAAAGACTACATCGATGTCGCCACTCGTATCGCGGAATTCCGCGCAAAATACCCTAACGGGTCACTCCAGCCGGTGGACAGCTTTGAGCCGGTAAAGATAATCACATTAGGCGACAAGACATACCTGCAATACGTCGCCGCAGCCTATCGAACCCCGGATGATCAACGTCCGGGTATTGGGATCGCGTGGGAACCTTTTCCTGGACGGACACCCTTTACTCGTGACTCTGAAGCTATGGTCTGTGAGACATCAGCATGGGGTAGAGCAATCGTTGCCGTGCTCGCAGCCGACACCAAAAAGGGAATTGCCTCGGCAGATGAGGTCAAGGCCGCTAAAGCTCGCCAAGCAGCTCCAGCACCGGCACCGGCTCCGGTAAAAGCACCTGAGCCTGAGATCGATAATGGCTGGCAGAGCTCTGACGAGGAGCAGCCGGTTCGCGCTGATGCCAAGCAGGTGCAGCGTATCCAAATTCTACGTCGCGACATTCCTTCTCTCGAAGACGACGGTGAATACCACGAAAGACTCTTGAAAGCATACGGAGTCGTCTCTACAAAAGACTTGACGAAGGCACAAGCATCGGACCTTATCAGCAAGCTTGAGAAGGCGGTGAAGCGATGACAGAGGGTCTATCTCTTGAGCAGATCGCTGAGGTCAAAATCAGCCGCATTAGAACTCTCATCAGCTGGCGAACCGATAACGGAGCATTTGATGATGACGAAGAGTCAAACCTATTCGAGTGGCTCATCTCTGACCGTGAACGTATCATTGCTGAACGTGATGATGCGCAGCTACAGCTGCAACGAATAAAGACTGCGCTATGGGAACAGTGAGGCTGCCTATCGAACCCTTGATTGCATCATACGGACGTTCCTACAGGGATTTTCGATCTGCAGTCAAGGCATCGAGCTCGGTGCTCAATCGTGCCAAGCTGGAAGGTCTCTCCGTTGAGGTGGCTGACCGCTATGCTGTGCGCTGTAATCTGCATCCAGTAGAGGTATGGGGTATGGAAACCTGGCTTACGGCGTTGGAGGCAAAATGATACTGACCTTCACGGCACCAACAAGACCCCTCAGCGAGAACGAGAGTCGCCGGCTGCACTGGGCATCTCGAAAGAGACGACTCGATCCGTGGGCATGGGCTACTACTGCTGCATGGCGAGTATCCGACCAGTCGGACCGAGACACATTATTGGGTAGGAGAATTGCTGTGCACATTTCCATCAGCTTTCCGAGAGCTGGTCGGAGAGATGCACACAACTACGTGGGCACTGTTGCCAAGACGGTGGTCGATGCCCTCGTCAGAGCCGGTATGACTGAAGACGATACCGATGAATTCATTGAGGTAAGAGAACCGAAGCTCAAGGTAGATAAGACCGAAGAGGTCGTCATCTACTTGGAGCCTCTTGAGGAGAGGAAGAAATGAGTAAGCTGACAAATGCACCAGCTGAACACCGGCTGATAGGGTCGTGCTTGACCGATAGTGACGTGATTGAAGCTGTGATCGACCGGCTGGGTCCGGGTGATTTTAGTGATTCGCGTATGGGGTCAATCTACTCAACCGTAGCGCGAGTAGCTCTAAAGGGACAGGTGACTCCATCTGCCGTCGTCGAGGAACTTCGCCAGGGCGGTGTTTTGGAGGAGATCGGCGGTGACAAAGCAATCTCATGGCTAATGCAGCATGCCTGCGCTGACATCGAAGAAGCTAAAGAATGCGCCACAACCCTTCGAGAGCTGGCCACAAAGAGGGATCAGGCTGCTGCGGCACGTAAGGCTGCTCAGGTGATTGAATCTGGTGAAGACCCGCTGGCTGAAATTGCAGCTCTGTCCGAGCTTTCCAATGCAAGCAGCAATGACGACGGTTTCGTCGATCTTGGGCCAGTAATTGAGAGCATCTTCACCGGCACACATAGGAGGCTCGAACCAACCATGCTGCGCAGGAATGACGGTGAGTCGATTATCTACGGAGATGGGCGACTGAACTTCATCGCGGCACCGCCGGAGTCGATGAAGAGCTGGATTGCAAAGCTCACATGCGTGCAGGAGATGGTGAAGGGTAATGCTGTTATTTATCTTGATGCCGAAGAGACTGACGGTATCACGTGCAGCGAGCGAGTCGTCTCGATTGCCGGTGGCATGGAGATAGACAAGGATCAACTTCGTGACTGGATTGAGGGTCCGCTCACAGAGGCGGGAACAAGAGATCGCAACAAGAGACTCTTTTACTACAAGACCGTCTCGAACGGAATTGACAGCAAGGTTCGTGGCCAGGTCGCTCGTGTTCTCAAGCACCGTCGCTGCAGCTTCATTGTGCTGGACGGTTTCGCAGCAGCTATGGCAAGCCACGAGCCACCGCTGGAATAGGATAAGGCACGCGACGTGAACATGTTTCTGACCGGCAACATTTGGCCGTGGACCATGTCACCATCAAAACCCGGTATCTTGGTGGTGGACCACGTCGCTAAATCAGCTGGCTCTGCCGGTCAGACCTCATTTCAGTCACGAGGCATGCGAGGAAGCGGCGCGAAGCTCGCAGCTGCAAGCGGTGTCGTGTTGCAGGCAAAAGCGGTCCAACCGGGGTCTGCATACAATCCTGGAGTGGTCGAGCTCTACGTGGTCAAGGATCGTCCGGGCCGGTGCAAAATCGTGCATAGGTCGGGCAAGCGGATGGTAGGAGTGCTCAAGAGCACACCCATGAGCGATGGCACTGTTGAAATCACAAAGCTGGAAATAGTCAGTCCCGAGACTGCCGATCAAGAAGCAGCCGAGAAGCGTTGGGACTTGATTGCAGCTGAGAAGATAAGCAAGCTGCTTTCTGAGCTATCCGGAGCAATCCCAAAGGGAG